TATAACTTGTCCAGTTAGGTCTTTATTATGCCATCTTGTCATCACTACAACGATTGCACCATTAGGCTGTAAACGCTGTCGAGGACCAGATGTGTACCATTCATAGGTACGATTAAAGACATTAATATCTGCAGAGGCTCCTTCTTGTTCAGAGTGCGGGTCATCAATGATAAGTAGATCAGCACCTTTACCAGTAACTGCTCCACCCACACCAATCGCAAAATATTCACCGCCTTTGTTCGTATTCCAACGACCCGCAGCTTTAGAATCCGACTGCAAACTAACATTGGGGAATATACGCTTATAATCTTTACTACCTACAAGGTTCCTAACCTTCCTACCAAAGCCTACAGCTAATTCTGCAGTGTGGGCAGTCTGAATAATCTTCTTTTCTGGCTTACTTCCTAGAAACCATGCAGGTAAAAGATAAGATGCAAACTCGGATTTAGTATGTCTAGGTGGCATATTGATAATTAAACGCTTTAAATCGCCATTAGCAACACGCTCAAATGCATCAGACATAATTTTATGATGGGGACCCTCTATAAATGCAGTCCACATCTCGTTTACAAACGCCATATAGTTGTCTGCACATCTTTCCCTGGCTTTAGCTTCCTCTAATTCGTCTAATAAGCCTAATAACTCCCTCTTTTCATCTAAAGATAGGTTCTGAACTTGGCTTAATATGTGGTTACTCATACATCTCCATACTATATAGTAAGTAGACACTTCCTAAAATTAAAAACTTAGTAAGTTGCTACCACTAAGAGGCACTTACTAAGTAAATACTTAACAAGTAGGTACCTACTGGATGTAAATCACGCTAGATTTTAACATAATTGCACATCTTCACATGAAAAACAACATTTTTTTGTAAAATATTATGGGGGGTCTAGGGTCCCTTAGCCATTTCCTACAAAAAATCTATATTATCTTACAAAACCTGCTATCAAAATGCAATACATAGGGGGGGTCTATGAAAATACTTAATATAATGTGCATATTACTATGTATATAAGATAGTCAGGTACCTGCGACTGCACAAGGGGGGTGGGGTGGCTCTTTTTTTGCATTATGCGAAACACAAGATGTGGGGGTTTGGGATTTAGGATCGAAAAATTAGAACACTAGATGTTGTGTCTGCTTATATATGCGTATAAGTGTGCGTATCGCTAACACAGATGCGTTCTAATGACCTGTTAATAGTTAGTTGATGATTGTCTATTGTTTATCGAGTAGTGCCTGTATGCGTTCCTCAATGTCTGCTTCGACTTCATCGCTTGATCTTGCTTCTTTGGTCTCAACAACATCGCTAAATAGACTGACTGACTTACCCAGTAATTCCAATGCACGAATCCTAGCCGAATCTGAATCTGATTCTTTGGATTCTTTATACAATTGGTCTATGACATAGTTCCTTGTCCTGAGACTGCTAGCAAATACTGACTGCTCTTTCTTTGCTATAGCTCTTTGTATGCTTATTGCTATCTTAGGGTTTGCAACTAACTTACTTGCTTCAACCTCAACCCATTTAGGTATCTTACCTTGCTTCGTTAGAGTGACATCATAGACCTTTGCATATGCTTCTTTGTAGCTACCCAACTTGCCCTTTATGATTTCATCTACGAACTGTCTTTGCTTAATAGTAAGTTCTGCTTCTTTCTTTATGATCTTTAGGTTTGGTTTCTTGTCTTTGCTCATGCAAATAATATTAACTGATCATTAGTCTTTTGGTAATGCTCACAGACTGCTATCTAATAAAATGTTTAATATGGTGTTTCTTTTGTGTATACTGTCTCTACACAGTCCAAAACGATTATGACTTTAAACTGTAGCCAACCACCCTCAAGGGTTCTGAAAAGAGTAAGGTTGAAAGTGGTTCTAGCAGTAGGATTAGATAAGGTTCTTTGAGAAGGTCTAATTTGAATTCGCCCAAGAAAGTAGCTAGTGTGAGAGAGTGTAAAGCATAAGTGACAATGTGAAGAAGCAAGACTCATAAAACCAAAAGGAAGTTATCTTTTTGCCAACTACAATTGCAGTATTAATGATGCGAATATTGTCTTTGGAATCACAAGAAGATATATAACTTTTGGGACTGACTCCAATCAGTCCGTGAATTAACACGCTGATGAGTATCCTAATTATGGGATGCAAGAAACTTTGGAGTAAATGTTTTATGAGTAATACATATAGCAAACAAACACTTGAATTTAAAGAAACTTTGGAAAGGTTTATGCAAAGACTTGATTTAATACAACGTGAATACGATGAAAAAATAGACAAGCTTATTAAATTAAGAGAAAAAGAACTTACTATATATTGGGAACTCTTAGATCGAGAAAGACCTGAACTTGCGAACAAAAAAGTTGAAGTGGTTAACGATGAGCCAACTGATGATTAGCTGAAATGCTATGAAAACATCCTAATTATTTAGGGTGTTATTGGTGTAAGTGTAATGCTTACGAAAACTTATATATTTCTTTGGAGGGAAATTATTATGTTTAAACCTAGTGAAGCAAAAAAATCCTGTTTACATATTTTGATGGGAAGCAATATCCCATTCTTAATTGGTGGAACAGGTGTTGGTAAATCTGCGATTGTTAAAGAGATCGCTGAGGAACTAGCGAATGATAGAACTCTTACAGACTCAACAAGTCCTAAAGATGATGAATTTGGATTTATCTCTTTTAGATTGGGGTTAGTGGAATCTATCGACTTAGGTGGTTTGCCATACATTGAAGATGGTGAGCAAAAGAAAGCATTTTTAGGCAACTTGCCTAAGGATGGTGAAGGTCTATTTTTCCTTGATGAATTTGCTCAAGCACATTCAAGCGTTCAAGCAACGATAGGACAATTACTTGATCCAAAAGGTAAAGATGAAGATCGCAAGATTGGTGATTATATCTTTCCAAAAGGATGGAAAATTGTGTTGGCAGGTAATAGACATACTGATAGAAGTGGTGCGAATAAGGTGCTAAGGCATTGTCAAGATCGAACTACTGCAATTCAGTTTACCCACGATGTTGACGATTGGTTAGCGTGGGCAGATAAGAGCGACATTGATCTCAATGTGCAAGGTCTTATCAGATTCATGCCACAACTATTGTGGGAGTTTGACCCTAAGTGCAATGACCCTCAGCCAAGTCCAAGATCATGGGCAAGGTTAAGTGATACGCTGAAAACTGACCCACCACGAGAACTTAGACAAAAGTTATTCGAAGGTGATGTTGGACAAGAATGTGCCATTGAATTGATGAACTTTATCTCACTTCAAAATGACGTGCCTAACATATCTAAAATATGTAAAGGTGAAGATGTTGAAATGATTGATGAAGCTGGTCTTTGCTATGCAACTACTATCGCTCTTACTAATGCTATCAATAGTGCTAGTGAGAATGATGTCTATAACTATTTTGCTAATGCTTTGGATTATCTGAAGAAATTGGCAACTGTAGAATTTTCTATATTCTTTGTTAGAAAGATTGTTGGATTAAGAAGCGAACTTAAAGACTGCGATACTTATTCTAAATTTAAGATTGATAACCAAGACTTAGAAATTTAGATTACCACCTAGGGGGGAATTAGGAATATTTATTATTGACTAGTAAATATTCCTTTTCTGCCCATTCTGATATTGAGATGTGTATCTCAACTGATGATTAGAAAACTATGAAATCAGAACTCATTTTATTTTTTTGGAGAAAAATATGAATAATGAAAATGTAAACACTTTATCTGAAAATGCGACTTTGGTGCGTTTGAATACAAAACACCCATCTGGAGTTAAATCAGATAAGGATTTAAAAGAAGGTCTAGCAATAGATCAATCTGCAATGAGTGAATCTTTGCACGTTGCTAAATACATCTTTGGAAAAGAAACTAATAAATACTTTAGAAGAATTATTAATCAATTCAGAAATAATGTTTATTATCCTTTGACTGTTCCATGGGATGACAACACTAGCGACTACGAAGGCAAGGTCTTGAGTGGGTGGCGTTTATGCCCTAATCAGGAACTTGATACTCTTATGGATAAGGTAAACGAAGCTAAGAGTGATTTTGAGAAAGAGGTAAAAGGTTTTCTTGATAATTACGACAACTTGATTGATGCAAACAGGCATAAATTAGGTCATGCTTTTAAGATATCTGATTATCCAACTAAAGAGGAAATTGAAACTAAATTCAGATTTGATTTTGAGTTAGGACAAGTGCCAACTATTAGTAAAAGTGATGTGCGATTAAATGTATCAGAATCACTTAGAAAGAAGATTGAGCAAGATGCAATTAAGAGAGCCAACAAGAATGTAGAAGCTATTACTAGAACTACAGTGGAAACTCTTTTGGAATCCGTTGATCACCTAGCAGAAAAGTTAAAGTCTTATGACCCTAACAATAAGCAAGGTGGAGGATTCTTTAAGAACTCTAGTTTTAACAAGCTTAGACAATTTCTTGATACGCTTCCATCTATCAATAATGACATTTTAAATAATGACAAATTGATTGCTGATGCTCATCAAAAATTAGTTAGCGTGTTTGCTTCTATTAATGACGTAGATTCTTTAAGAGAAGATGATGATTATTCTGCTAAGAAACGAAAACAAATAGCAGATGATTTAGAAGATTCTGTTGATGAATTAAAAGGTGGATTCTTAGACAATATGTATAAGAAGTAAGCCAATAAAGGGTGGAGAAAATATATTATTTACCAGTAAATATTCTTTCCATCCTTCTGTCTTTGGATGTGTGTCCAAACTGATGAGATCAAAAGATCGAAACAGAAACTCATAAAAAATCTTTGGAGGGGTTAATTATGAAAAGTGAAGAACGAATAATTAAAGCTAGATCGAAACTAATGAAAGGTAATATTGGTATGGCAACTATGCTACTAAAACTCACCTTAGTTAGAGAAGATGAAAAGTGTCAAACAATGGCTACTGATGGCGTTAGTATTTATTGGAATGATGAATTTGTTAAATCAATAACAGATGAGGAAATTCAAGCAGTATTAATACACGAAGCTAGTCATGTTATTTGGGAACATCCTTTGCGTAAGGGTAAGCGTGACCACCAACTTTGGAACATAGCCACAGACTATGTAATCAATGGGTGGTTAAAGTATGACTTGCGTATGGAACTTCCTGAGGATGGTCTGCTTGATCGCAAGTATCATGGTATGTCTGCTGAAGCAGTTTATAGAACTCTTAGCAACGATGATGATGCTTTAGAAGAAGCGATAGATCAGATCAATAACAATTCTGAAGATGGTGAGACAAGCAATAGCAACGAGGGTCAAACTCTTGCTGAGAAACTTGCTGACTTACCTCAATTAAGTGGTGAGGTTTGGGTGCCAACTAATGAAGATGGCAAGGAATTATCACCTAATGAAATGGCTGAACTACAAGAAGAATTGCAACGAACAATAATGATGGCTGATAAGCTAGAAGGTATTGGAGACAATGCAGAAAGTAGTTTGGGTAAAGCAGTTAAGCAGATGAACAGATCATGCGTTGATTGGGTTGATGTCATGCGAGACTTCTTACAGTCTGCTATGTCAAAAAATCCTACATGGTCAAGACTTAACAAACGTCATTCATGGCGTGGTGTTAATTTGCCTAGCAACGATAAAGAGCCACATGGTGGCGAGATTGTTGTTGCGATTGATACAAGTGGAAGTGTGACCCAAGAAGAACTTAATATTTTTGCTACTGAAACACAGAACTTAGCTGAAGAATGTGGAGTAGATAAAGTTAGAGTTTGTTATTGTGATACTAGAGTTCATAAGAATTCACATGGTGAGTGGTGGGATGAATACGACTTAGAATGTGAAGAACTTGAATTTCATCTTCGTGGTGGTGGTGGTACTGACTTCAATCCACCTTTCAACTTATTCAACGACTATACAGATAATACAGATGAAGTACTTGCTTTCATTTATTTTACTGATGGAGGTGGATATGTTGATAAGGAGGTTGAGCCAAATGTCCCTGTTATATGGGCATTAACTACTACTTACTATCAAGATTACTATAACGATATGAATTTTCCTTTTGGAGAAGAAGTAGTTATAGATATGTCTAGTATTTAATTATCTAATGCGTTCTAAGGGTAGGCAATTTTGGGGTATCTTATGCCCTTGCCTACTCTTAGATAATGCAACACACGAAGTCTCACGAAGTCATTTTTGCCAAAACTGTATAGGAAATGCGTATTTCCTACTGATGATCGCTAAAAGCGTGAAACAGTTTATTTAACTCATAAATGTTATTGGAGAAACAAATGACGAATAGAGAACTGTTAGAATTTACTTTGAAAGTAAACATAGGAACTTGCAACGAAATCTATACAAAGATTGATAGGCGACTAGAAGAAAGATCAGATATTGATTTGGCTCTAGTTAAATATTTCAATACTTTGGTCACGATTAATCACAAAGTACAAGATGTTTTATATAAGCAAAGGGCAGATATGGATTTGCCCTTTCCTAAACATCTTGCATTTAATGAGAATAACGAGATTGTAGAGGTTGAAGTGCAAGAATTATAAATGATTTTTGTTTGTGTTAGAGGAAGCGAAAATGATATGACTAATACAAATAAAAAGTCCTCTATGTATATCATAGAGCGGGGTGTCCCTACACCTTGTCACCCAAATAAGGGAAAATGGGCAACTATTGTGTCCGAAATGAATGATGGTGACTCCATTGTTGTTGCTAGCTATAGCGAAACAAATTCAATGAGACAAGCAATTATTCGTAGTGGGAGAAAATCTGTTGCTCGAGAACTGCCTGATGGCAGTTTTAGAGTGTGGAAATTACCCAAACAATAGAATAATTAAGGCGTGATGCTACTGTAAAAGGTGGTGTCACGCCTTTTTTTTTGGTCTAAAAAAAGCCAACAAGCTCAGCAAAAAACCCTGCTAAAGAATAAATATTTACTAGTATATTGTTTTTCATGAGAGAAAATCCACCAGTCCAAAATGAAAAAATATTTACTGGTTTTTTCGGTGTGGATAAGTCTGTAGATAAAGTGTGAATAAGTCTTGCAATCTGCAATCAGTTATATTATATTGATAATCAAGATTTGATTTCTGTCTTATTGACGAAATTCATTTTGATTACCTCCAAAAAACTATGTGAGTTTTAGGGACAATCGCAAGGTTGTCCCTTTTTTTTGATAGTTTATAGATAGTCTACTGTTCCACATGGAACAATGTGTATTTCACTTTGATAGCATTATGCAGTACAATATCATCCATGTATGCTGTAATTAGACACACATATAAACTAGATATACCTGAGCCAAGAAATGTTCACTCTACAAAGTCTAGTGCTAAGTGGGTGCATCTAGTTTGGTTATTTGAAACTGAACTAGACGCTATTGCTTTTGCTGTATCTTTGTTAGATGACCCTTTGATTATGTCAAATAAATGGCTGATTGAGGGTGCCATAAAACAATTAGAGGTAGATAGGTTTTATCAAGTTGGTAGAGAAAGTGTGGCTATTGCAGAAGTTCAAGATAGTGTAGATATATTCTATACAGGAGAAAAGAAAGATGAAAAGTCTATTCATTAGATGTTCAGAAGAAACCTATGAATTGGCACACTCTTTGGCTAAGAAGGAAAATCGCTCATTAAATAAGCAGATTATCCACATGATACATACCGAAGCTGATAACAAAAACATATCTATAGAAGAAGATCAAGCTGAACAAGATGGTAAAGCTGTCTATAGTGGTGCTGTCACTAGCGAAAACTATGAATCTAAACTTGGTTTGCGAGGGATTGCTGAAACAAAGAAACAGGATTCTTATGATTAAGATACCAAAAGGTTAGTAGTGCATTAGAACATTCTTGCATTACTAACTCTTTTGTTTCATCTATCTTCCTTGGATTGTCCACCATAATACGCCAAAACTCTTTCTCTTTTGCATGACCACACTCCCTTACAATTTTCTTTTGTACCTTTGATAACATGACTGCTTTTGGCACAGGCTTGATAGAACTATGACTGGTAAATATTCTTTCGGCAGGAGATGAACTCTTACCCATTGCACCACTTCTGACTATAATTTCAAGATACTTATTACAAACATTATGCTGTTGTGCGTTTAGCTTATTGTCTATAAATGATTTGTCTATGATGTGCTGATCAAACACAATGGCTCTACCCACCTTGCTTTTACCTATTCTTGTAATAGCAACTGAGTTTCTATGATGTAGATAAGGACTTCCTATGTCATTGACTTGCAATGTCTTAGAACTCCCAATCAAAGTTGTCTTCAACTTCTTCAATTTCTGCATACCTTCCGTTAACAGGATTGAAGGTCATATTAACACTTCCTAACTTACCTTGCCAACCCCAACGAGCCTTCCAATTGTGTATCTCTACACCATCATCACCTCTATAGACTGTCAAACCTGTGTCTGCTTTACTAAACCACGCATAAGATTTAGCTACATCAACACCTGTACATACATTTTTCTTGCCATCTCTAATAAAAGGTTTAGTTGGATGTGCCACAAAGAATACCAATATATCGTGCTGTTTAGCGAACAGTTGAACCTTTGTTAGCATTTCGCTAACCATATCGGTCTCTAACCCTGTGTGATCTGTGTGTATAAAGTTGAAGGGGTCTATCACTAGAACCCTAACTCCATATCGCATGACTGCACTTGCACCCTTTTCTAAGATAGCTTCTATCGTAGGCAACCCACCATCTTGATAATCTTGAAACAGTATATGTTCTTTTATCCATGTCTCAGCAAAGTCTTTTTCTTCTTGTGTCATTCTAATATTCTGACCCTCAAAGAATGGCTTACCTGTAAGGATTTGAGATAGCTGAACTGCATGAAGTTGAACTGGTTTCTCAAACGAACAGAAACAAGTTTTCCAACCATGATTTCTTGCTACATTGACTACAAGTTGATCTATAAATGCTGACTTGCCATCTCCTGCATGACCTGTAGTGACAACAAGATTGCCTGTAGATAAAGTAAATATCTCATCAACACTTGCAAACCCTGTTGATACACCACTTGGCATACCTTTTTCATACAAGCTTTGGAACTCATCTGCATAGTGATCTAAGTTATTCAAACCATGTAAAGGTATAGGCTGTGCGTTGATTATGGAATCTCTTAGCTTTTCTGCACCATACTTAATCAGCACATCATTTGCATCCTTGCAGTCAAAGTTATCAACCCTATAACATCTAGCTTTGTTAAGTCTCCTTGACAATTCATCAGCTAATATATTGCCATTCTCATCTGAATCTGTGCATAGAATTATCCTTTCTACGCCTTCAAACTTATCCCTTTCATTCCATACATACTTAAACCTTCCATCTTCGCTTGGGTCTATCTTGTTATCTGTGATCTTGTTTGGTGCACCATTGGGAACTGAATAACAGTCTACGTTCATTACGCCTTCAAAGGCAGTCTTGATCGCAAGTGTATCCATTTCTCCTTCTGTTATAACTATTGTGCTGTCTAATGTTGGCAATTTGCTATCATATACCTGTTGACCCCATAACTTTTGTGCGTTCCCATCCCACCAAAAACTCTTAGTTCCATTTGCACTCCTATACTTGACTGCTTCTACCTCATCGCCCTGCATGAAAGAAAAACCAATGACTGGTTTATTATTTTTTTGCGTCTGGATGCAACCTGCTGTTTTTGAGGCTGTGATGCTTATACCTCTATCCTCTAACCATTTACTAGCTTCACCACCCTCTATTTTCGTTGGCATTTCTACTGGTTTCTTTTCTTCTTTTTTTATTGGTTTCATTTTTATTTCCTCTCTTATTGGCACAAGTCCGTTAATTCCACAATGATGACAATGATATACAACCTTCTCATCATCAATGTTTACTGATAAAGGAGTGTCATGTTTGTTCTTTGTTCTCTCATTCTGACATGAAGGACATGATATTTTGTGTTGCCCAAGCTTCATACCACTTGTTCTTGATTGTCTGTTTACATGACTTAAAAAGTCTCTTTTATCCATTTCACTATTGACATACATAAAACCTCCTATAGTATGTATATACTTACTATGTAGTTAATACTACCTAATATTAAAATATAGTAAGTATCTACTTACTATACAAACCAAAATACCCATCTACCATCTTGCAGACATCTTCTGCTAGTCTTTTCTTTGATAACATGGGATAGGTATTTAATTCCTTAATTGCTTCTACAATGCCATCAGATTCAATGTCATTACGATCACACAAATTAGAAAAATCATCAGATAAGAAGTATAATAAAGCTTCTTCAGATAGTTTTGGATGCTTACTTACAACATCTCTTACTGCTTGTTTGACCACTAGACCATCTAAAGTTTTCTGATCTGAATTTAGGTCAATCTGATTCATGTAAAATATATTACAATAAACTATTGACATTATCAACACATCATTTAAACTTAACAATGACATCAAAGTTTGATGTTGCTAAGAAGGTTAGCG